AACCGATGATTCTGTAACGAGCGCCAAGATTGTTGACGGGGCAATCGTCAACGCGGACATCAACGCAAGCGCCGGGATTGTTGATACCAAGCTGAACCTCAGCGCGGCCACAACTTCTGGTGTTACACCATCATCAAGCGCAAAGATTGTCTCAGCATCAACAACGGTTAGCGGCACGGCAATCAGCACCTCTAACAAAGTAATAGACGGAGCCGCAGCAACAACTGAGCGCGCTGGAGGCATGTGGCTTTACCCGTGGAATGGTGGAGGCACCCTAACATTTGCAGCCGGTCGAGTCACTTGGCTTAGGTTCAGAGCGGTTCGCGACCTTGTAATTGCCCGCATTGGATTCAACGTGGGAACAGCATCAGCAGGTGGCAGCGGCAACGAAGCAATCCAAGTCGGCCTTTACACCAGCTCCACTCAAACCAGCAGCACGGGAAGCAACTGGACACGGGTCGCAACCTCGGGCAATGCCACGCTCTACACCACACCCACCGGATCAACAACCACAACCCTCACATCCACTGGCGCAAAGTTTGCACCACTCACCGCCACATACACACTTACCGCTGGTCAAACTTATTACGCAGCATTCTCGTTGGCAACACCAACACCAACCGCGTTCACAATCGGCCCGGCGATCACCACTGTTCCCGGCTCGTACACGCCATTCGGAACTGGACTACCTGACCAAGAAGCATTCGTTAACACCAGCGCATCATCACTACCCACGGACATGAGCAGCGGCAGCCTTGCCAACACAACGGCACCCATCATGCTCATCCTTTGCGTTTGATGAACACATCCTGCCTCACCTGCGGGCAGATCATCCCCGTCACATAAGGGGGGGTAGTTTGGACGATTTGCCCAGCAGAGTATCCCGCAGTTTCTATTTGTGAAGAAGAGTCTTGTGAATCTGAAAGGTCACCCATGAAGAACCGTGGCAAACGATTCACTAAGGAACGCCAGGACAAATGGTTCCTCATGCTTGAAGCTGGTAGCACCCGTGCTGAAGCCAACGAGCTTGTTGGGGTCAGCAAGAACACCATACAGATGTGGGCGAATCGTGGCAAGAAGGAATCTGCCGGCCCTTACTTTGAGTTTCATAAGCGGTTGTCTGAGATCCCTAAGCGGACTCGTAGGAAAGCGCCGGCTACTGAACTGGTTAGTGCGGTGCGCAATGGTGAGTTGGATGCTTCTGATGAGGCTTTGGAGCGGTTGTTGGTGTGGATTGCTTACAACGAGAAGAGTGTTAGTGCCGTGAAGTTGATCTTTGACCGACGGAGGCAAGTTGACGACCAAAGCACCAGTCAAGAAGCGTCGGGTAAGCAGTCGGTCTTTGACCGACTTGATGAGCTTGCAGCACTCCGAGAGCGCAAGACTGGAAGTTGAGCTCTTTGAGCAGTTTTGTCTTGAGGAGCTGATCACTGAGAATGGTGGCCCGTTCAATTTGGAAGAGTGGCAGCGCCTGGTGTTGTTGGATCATTTTGATGGTGCGCAGGAGATGGTTGTTCTTGTTCCAAAGGGCAATGGGAAGACCACTTTGTTTGCAGCTCGCGCAATTTGGGAGTTGATCAGGGTTCCTGATGCGAGTTGTTACATTGCTGCCGCGTCGAGGGATCAGGCAACGCTGATGTATAAGCATGCTTCAGGGTTTGTAAGGCGCAATCCGCGTCTTGAGCAGTTGATTGACGTGAAGAGTGGTTATCGAGAGTTGCGTTCAACGACTGGTAGTGGCTTTTGTCGAGCGGTTGCCTCGGACGCTGACACGCTTGACGGCATTGGCCCCAGCCTTTTTCTCTGTGATGAATTGCATCGCCATAAGAACACTGATCTTTACACGGTTGCCATGAATGGTTTGGGCAAGCGTGATGGCAAGATGGTCACGATTAGCACGGCTGGTTCGAATAGTGATAGTCCGTTGGGGAAGTTGAGGGATCGAGCACAGTTGCTCTCTGATCGACTGACTGATGGGTTTCACACTCGCAGCGTGAGTGATGACGGAAAGTTTGCTGCTCATGAGTGGGCTGTTCCCGAGGGTGACGAGTGGGATACGGATGATGTGAATGTTGTGAAGCGTGCTAATCCGAGTTCGTTTGTGACCGTTGAGGATTTGAGCCGGCGGAAGGACTCGCCAAGCACTCACAAACGGGACTGGTTGAGGTTTGCTTGTAACCAGTGGGTTGGTGACAGCATTGAGGATGTTTGGATTGAATCTGGAAAGTGGGGTTTGTTGTACGAGGAGGGCGCGTGTCTTCCCGAGCATCATCCAGTGTGGATTGGTGTTGATATTGGTCTTCGCCACGATACGAGTGCAGTTGTTGTTATTGGGCAGCGCGAAGATGGCAGGTGGGTTGTTGAGTGCCAAGTGTTTGTTCCCCCGGAGGGTGGCGAACTTGAGTTGTCACTTGTTGAAGAGCACATTTTTGATTTGCATGATCGTTACTCAGTGCAGTGCGTTGTTTACGATCAGTGGTCGTTTAGCCGGTCAGCTCAGGAGCTCTCTACGCGGGGCGCTATTTGTGTTTCGTTCCCGATGACGAATGTGCGCATGGTTCCCGCGTGTTCACGGTTGATGGAAGCAATCAACCGTTTGGAACTGGTGCATAACGGTGATCGTGATTTGCAAGCTCATGTTGAGGCTGCAGCTGCAAAGCCAACTGAGCGCGGAGTAAGAGTTTCAAAGAGCAAGAGTGGTGGTATTGGCGCTGGAAAGATTGACGCTCTCATTGCCCTGTTGTTGGCGTTCTCCGTTGCGGCGAGCGAAACCCCCGATGTGAGTGTGGAGTGGATCTAAATTGAGGCTTAGAAAGCGTCGTGTGCGTTTGCACCTGAAGAACAATGCTCCGAGCATTGACGGCATTCTTGTTGGCACCGTTGATGGTCATTACGTGTTGAAGGTCGCTCGACTCGTTGAGGTTGCAGAGCAAACGATCAGCCTTGATGGTGATGTTGAAGTTCCGCGCAGCAATGTTTTGTTCCTTCAAAGACTTGGGGTTGAATCATGATTTTGCGCGGAATGAAGGGTGATGTTGAGGTCAGGGACATGTTCAGTGGTGTTGATCGCATTCCGCGACCTGGTGAAGCTGCTGGAGCATGGTCGTTCTCAGGTCGCAATGTGAGTTTTGATACTGCGAGTGGCATTCCAGCAGTAATGGCTTGCATGAGACTGATTTCTGAAACGGCTGCAAGCCTGCCACTTGAGGTGTATCAAAAGGTTGATGGTGTGCTCCAAGAGCCTGACAGTCTCATCGCTCAGTCCAATTTGCTTGGTCGTGAACCAAATGAGCAGTCAACAGCCTTCCAAGTGTGGTCACACGTTTTCATGAGCATGCTCGGTTGGGGTAATGCGTTCTTGTTGAAAAGCAAGTCGCGTGGCGAAGTGGTCGCCCTTTACCCCATTGACCCGTCAAGGGTTACTCCTCGCGTTGAGGATGGAGAGATTGTCTTTCAGATTCGCACGGATCATCAACCGCATGATCCGAATGAGACGGTTCTCACCAAAGACGACATTCTTCACATTCCCGGCCTGTTACTGACCGACCCATACATTGGTGTAAGCCCGATTGGTGTTCACCGTCATGCGCTCGGTAATGCCATTGCACAACAAGAGTTCTCAGGCAGGTTCTTTGCAAATGATGGTTCACCTGGTGGTGTGATCAGCGTTACCGGCCAGATGACAAAGGAAAAGCGCGAAGAGATCCGTGAAGCTTGGGAATCAAGGCATCGTGGCAACAGTGCCTCGCATCGAGTAGCCGTCCTCACGGGTGGAGCTACGTTTGACACGGTTGGCATCAACCTTCGGGATGCACAGTTCATTGAGGGTCAGGAAGCATCCGCCCGCGATATTTGTCGCATCTTTGGTGTTCCCGCTGGAATGCTTGACGCTCAAGCATTTAACTCGCGCACCACACCAGAAGAAGACATGAGCCGGTTCCTGTTGCGCCTCACACCGTGGTTACGTCGCGTCGAAAGTGCTGTTGAAACCGACAAGGACTTGTTCCCAGACGTTGATGTTCCCGGCGAACCCGACAATGACCCGTGTGTTCGCTTTGAAACCAATCATCTTGTCAGAGCTGACATTAGTGCTCGATTTGGCGCGTTCACATCAGCTCGCCAGGGCGGTTGGATGAGTGCCAACGAGATTCGTGAAATGGAAAACCTGCCACCCGTTGAGGGTGGTGACACCGTTCAAGTCACACCAGTGGGCGGCGCACCTAACCCTGACGGTAGCGCCCCCGTCAACCCTGTCACTGAGGAGCCAGTATGAGCCTTTTGGAGCCGAACGAACCGGCTATCACCCGCGATGATTGTGTTGAAGAGCTCGTTGAGACTCTTGCTGATGTAACCAGCTTGTGGTTTCGCGCTCATTCCCATCATTGGAATGTGAAAGGCCCAGCGTTTGGTGCTTATCACGAACTCTTTGGACAGATTTACAGTGATGTGTTTGATTCCATTGACCCGTGGGCAGAGCAACTGTTGAAGCTTGGTTTTGATGCTCCAGCGAGCCTTGGTGAAATTGTTGACCGAAGCTCTCTTATCACTCCGGTGGTTGCCACGGATGATCCGGTGGCGCTTGCCGCTGACTTGTTTGAGCTCAACTCAATGGTGATTGTGGGCATTGAGGAAACGTTTGATGCTGCGAATGCTATTGACGAGCAGGGGCTCGCTAACTTTGCGGCGGAGCGCCTTGACGCGCATAAAAAGTGGGCTTGGCAGTTGTCACGGTCTATTAGTAGTCCGTCTGAAACGCCTGTGAGCGCACCTCAAAGCCCTGTTGAGAGTGTTGAGGGTGAAACCCCGGAACGGTCAATGGAGGTGTTTGCGCGCCGTGCTGTTGTTGAGGGTCGTGAACGCCTTGTCGTTGACCTTTCAAACATTGAGATTCGTAGTGCGGGTGAAGAGGGTGGACCTGCAGCCGGCTATTACAACCTGCGCGGTCATGCCGCAATTTTCAACCATGACAGTCACGACCTGGGCGGATTCATTGAGCGCCTTGAGCCGGGTGCTTTTGCTGGCGCGTTGAAGGACAGTCGAGTTCACTTGTTGTTCAACCATGACAGCAACTATCCACTTGCCAGCACGGACAGTGGAACCC